TTACCAGCGGACGGTGGCGAGTTCCCAATAGCGTTACGGCGTATAAACGTCTATACTGCAAAGTAATCGAGGCCGCATTAGCGGGCAAATTAACCATCGAATACTGGGACAATGACTTATGAGTTTAGCTTGGCTGAATCCGTTTAACAAAGTGGCGGACATAATAGACAAAGCAGTGGTCGACAAAGACCAGAAAATCGCCCTGACTAATGCGCTTGAGCAGTTAAAAGAGCAGGTCTACATGAAAGAACTCGACACTAAGACAGTGCCTTGGGTGGACGCGGTGCATAAGATGGGGCGACAGATTATATCGCTGGTCAACATTATTGCGGGCGTAGCCATCATGCACATGAACCCTGAAGTGGACCCGCTATCTTTAGCGGCGGTACTCGGCGCGGGTGGGATTTACAACGCGGTAAAAGGCAGGGGCAAATGAACTTTTGGCTAACGGTGGCGGGTGAAATGAAACGTAATCCTCTGATGATCATTATAATTGCGGCCACGGCAGGGTACGGCTTCAAGACTTACGCGCAGAAAGTTGAGCTAGACAGTGTCGAGAGTAATTTTCAAACAGAAATGGTGGCGCTACGTGTAGACGTAGGGGTTAAGTTTAAACAGATCGAGCGCAGGATATCTGTCGGTCAAGCTGAGGCAGAGCGCACGAACATAGAGAGTCAGTTGCGTGTGATCGATGTTGAAGTATTTAACCTAGAGCTTATTGCAGCATCATCTAATCAGCCCGCTAAAATTGGCGAACAGATTGTAAAATACTCCAGTGAAAAGTCTAAACTGCTACGAGATTTAACAGCAGTAGAGCAGCGCATACAGTTTAATACCGAACGATAGGCGTAAAAAAGCCCGCATAAAGCGGGCAAAAATCAGAACTAAATCACATTAATAACAAAAAATATTCAATAAAAAAAGCGTATGATTAGTCTTTCGCAGTATTGCTAAGACACCTGCATTCTAGTCTTTATTTTGTAAGTGGTCAACCCATCTTCCTTTTTTATACCACTGGTATCCATCATGTTTCTCCGTTGTCAGTTTTTGGGCCTCTTAATATGCACTCGATGTACGGCTCTATCTCACTAGCTATAAACCTAGGCACGTTAGGAAAGAGTGGGAGAAGTTGATCGTCTATCTCGAATTCTGCGTGCCCCACGCCTACTATTACTACATTAATCTGCATAAAATTCTCCTATAAAAAACTTAATCTTAAATCGTTCTTGGTGATGCCGTCGCGGTATCTCTGTATAGCCCGCTTCAAGCCCTCTTGGTCATCTTCTTTGCGCTCAAGTGAGTCCGCCACCGCTAGGTCTACCGTGTCGTTGCACAGTATGCGGATGATAGAAACCGTCTTGGTCTGCCCCTGTCTCTCGATGCGAGCAATCATCTGCAGGTACAGCTCCAGTGACCAGTTCAAACCAAACCACACCAGTATAGACCCCGAGTCCTGCAGCCCGTCAACGCCATGGCCCATAGATGCTGGGTGGCCAATGAGCAGCTTGATCTCGCCACGGTTCCACTTATCGATAACCGCCCACGTCTTGTTGGAGGGCGTAGCGGTGAGGTTGACCGGCTTATATTTTTTAAACTTTTTCATGATCCGCTCGGCGTCTGACCGGTAGGTGTAGCTACAAAGAACAGGGGCTCCTGCTGCCTCTTCGAGCACGTCTTCGAGCGCGTCCAGCTTGGCATCATGCAGAGATTCGTACACATCAGAGTCACTGCTCAGGTAAGGAGATCCGTTGCAGAACTGCAGACACTTGTTTGATATGCTGTTGCGACTGAATACCTCGACTTCCACACCGTTGTCCAGCTGGGTGTACATCTCCTTCTCTACTTCTTGGTATGCCTTCCTAGCTTTGTCTGGCAAGTCAACCATTATGTTGGTGACAACGCACGCCGGTAGATCCAGATAATCCTTGGCATCCATCTTGATGACGATGTCGTTTATCTTCCGCTCGATAGCGTCTTTGCCCAGCTCTGTGGGGGTGTGGCCCCACCCGTTGTAGTCTGCCGCGAAGTAGCTGTCCTTGTAGTGAGTTACGTAAGAGCCGAGTCGCTTGCCCCCGTCGACAGCGAGGAACTGCCCGTGCAGGTCCAAGTAGCCGTTGCTCGCTGGGGTGCCAGTCAACCCAGTGCGGTACTTAAACTTGTCGAGCATCTTGCGCCAGCCGGTGACGTGTATCTTGTACTGTTCGCCCCGCCCGTCTGTGCGGTCGCGATGGCCTCCTTTCATACGCAGCGTGGTGCTGTTCTTTAACTTAGACACTTCGTCGTAGACTACCATGTCGAAGGGTATCTCTCGGCCTTGTGATGTGTAGTAGTGATCTAGGGTTTCCGCTAGCCAGTTCATGCCCTCATAGTTTATAAGAAATATGTCTGCGTCAGCGAACAAGGCCCGAGTGCGGTCCTGCTTAGTGCCGTGCATCACACTGAAGTTGAGGTGCTTGGTGTGCTCCCACTTCCTAGCTTCTCTTTCCCACACGGCCTGCACAACGCGCAGCGGTCCAAAGATCAACGTCTTCTTGACGAGCCCTGCACGCATGCGCTCGACGATAGTAGTCAAGGTTACCGGCGTCTTGCCGAGGCCCATCTGCAGCCACAACATCGAGTCGGCGTGGTTGATCTGGTGCATGATGGCCTCGCGCTGGTAGTCGTGCAGCTGTTCAGGTTTAAGTAGGGTGTTTTTCATAACTTATGGTCCTCGATTAACCGGTGGAGTTGATTAATAAAATCGTCGACCGACTCCTTACCGTAGACAGTCTCTACATTTACACCAGTTGCCATGAGCCGCAGGTGCTCTCGCTTTTGCACGGGGGACAACACCCCGTCAGTGGTCTTAACCTCCACAAACACAACCACACCTTCGATCATGACAATACGGTCAGGCACGCCATCCTTCATCGGGCACACCCACTTGCGGGTGATGCCTCCCCGTGCGGTGATCTCGTTGTCTAGGTAAGTCTCTACTTTGTTTTCTCTAACGCCCATTACATTCTCCTTTGATACATGAATTGGTTCCACTTCTTCACGTTGATAACTTTGTTTTTAGTTACCGATATTAAAGTTAGAAGGCTATTGATAGATTCCACATCGGTCAGGGGCGGGTGCAGGATGATTAGGTTCCTGCCTTCACATAGCTGCAGTAGTTTCCAGTAAGCTTTTGACCCCGCGCTGGGTATTCTGGCATCCAGCACGAGGCAGGTTTGGGGGCACTTCCCCTCTAGCAGCCGAGCCAGCCGGTGTACGGTTGTAAACTCGACACACTGAGTCGGGTGCTGCTTCATTAAGTTTATTGTACGCCGGTGCCCTAGGTACAGGTGTTGTCCCGTAAGCAGGTGGGGCAGCTCAGATCGAAAGCCATCCCCTACGGCGTATTGAATTATGTAATTTCTATTTGTCGGCAAATCCCACATGATGTCACTCCTAGTCTTTGGTGTATCGTTTGGTTATAAATCCGTCAGCGCCTAGCCACATATCGCGGCACCAGCTGGGCTGGTCGGTCATGCAACGGCTCAGTGCTGCGAGAGTAGCGGGCGCGTGTAGCGTGTCGACCTCTGCTACGATCTCATCGTGTATGTGCTGCACCACAGGGATGCCGGCCTTCTCCGCGTTGGTCATGCCGTGCCACAAGATGTCGCCCGCGATCGACTGGACCACGTTCTCTGTAACTCCGCCAGCGTGGGCAGAGATGCGGAGCCAGCGGTTCTTATCGTCCATACCCATGTAGGTAAAGTTGTTGACGTAAGCAGGCTTCAGTGGCTTAGACCACGGTGCTTCCTGCCTGCGGATCTCTGGCTGATAGTAGCTTAGGGCTCTGCCACTCGGCAGCCAGATCCGCAGCATCTCTGCGTCTCGCTCTACGCGCAGACGGTAGCCCTCTACTGGGTGGTGGCTTGTAGTCACGTGTTGCACCGAGTCCATGATCCAATGCCAGAACTTGACAATCTCTGGGTACATAGACCGGAACGTATCGACAGCCCTTTTGGCCTCAGCCTCGGTCATGTCTACCCCATAGCCCTCTGCGTATGCGATGAGCCCCTTCCAACCGAGCATGAACCCGCAGCCTAAGACGGGGGGCTTGCTGAAACCCCGCTGTGACTTGCTCACTTCCTCGTAGTTTATGCTGAAATACTTAGACGCAAACACGCGATACGAGTCACGGCCCTCCCTGAACGTGTCGTCTATGGTCTTGCAGTTAGAGATCCAACCGATGACTACCGACTCGATCGAGGTCAGGTCAGATATCACCAGACTTTTCCCTTCCCCGGCACAGATCGCGTGCCTGATAGACCCGCCAAGCACCTCGGACACTGGCTCCTTGTAGATCATACGCAAGAAGTCGGGGTCGCCTAGCTTAATGGCCCGCACCACGTTATCGATAGACTGCGCCGAGCCGCCATAGATAGGGCGCTTAAGGTTCTGTAGCTGTATGAGCCTGCCACCTGCGCGGTCCGTGCGAGCTGCGCCCTTGTACTGAAACATGCCACGAGCTCTGTCGTCCTCGTCACATGACGCGTTGACCACTGCAGTGTACTTCGACGTAGCCTTGCCTTCCTTCTGTGACCAGAGGTCTATGTAGGGGCGTGCTTCCTCGGGCAGCGTGCCCTTCTTAAGTAGGAAGGCGATGTAGTCCTTCTGTGTGCTCTCAAGCTCGACGCCTGTGTTGTCTTTGATCCATTGCAGGAACGGGCCTCGCGTCACCTTGGGTAGGCTCATCATGTCCTTCATCGTCTCGGTCAGTGTGGCCTTCTCTAGTTCCCAGACCGCGATGGCGCTGTTGGCTAGCTCCACATCCATGGGCACGCCACGGTCGTTGATGCGCTGGTCCATGAACCACTGCTGATAGTCCCAATCGAGTATGGTCGGAAACTTCTGCAGGTAATGCCACAAGGCACGCTCTACCCGCACATCCTGTCGACAGTAGGTGCAGAAGTCGTGCCAGTCCCCCGGGCTGTTCGCGTGGTCGTACCAATCTGTTTTGTGGTTCTTCGGTGCAGGCTTGCAGAACTTTGTGATCAGTCGACCACCCCTAGAGTCTTTCTTCTGCAGGCCGACGGCTTCCAGCACCTTATCCATGCCACCAGTGAAGCCGAGGTAGTACGACTCGACCATGGTGCATCGCCACTGCTCAGGGGGCACTTCAATGCCCAGACAGTGCCGTGTAATCAACCGCTCAAACGCTGCGTTGAAGGCGTGCTTGTTTATAGAAGAGTCTTTGATACCGGCGAGCAGGCGCTCAGGGATTGGTCCGAGGTGTGGCTGCCACAGCTGCTCGGGCTCATCATCGAAAGCCCAACCCAGCATCATGATCTTGGTGGAGGGGTGGCGTGCGTATTTGTACGCACCCACCGCTTTGATAGACAGCTCTGACTTAGTCTCGTAGTCGAGGTGAAGTCTCATGCCCAACGCGCACGCTGGCGACGTTTCTTCTGGCTAAGTTTGTTAGGGGCTGGGGGGTGCTCCTTGTTGAAAGATGCCGTGGCTACTTTGTAGTCCTCGTCGGAACGGTAGAGCGCACTCAGAGCTAAAGCCAGTGCTGCGTTAGGGCTATTAATCATAGTATTTACTCGGTAGTAGATGCCCCCTGTGGTAGCGGGGCGGGAGGGCTAGGCAAAGCTGGGACGTATAGCGAGGCCCTGAGAGATCAACAGCTCGTCGCTCCAGCCAGCGGTGGCCATGTACTGCGCGTAGGTCACACCAGCCGCAGCTGCGGTCATGATTAGCTGGGCTACGGGGGCCTGCACTGGTGCGGGCGCTGGTGCGGGCGCTGGTGCCGGTGCAGCAGGTGAAGATGCTACTGCCAGACCTTCGCTGATAAGCAAAGCATCAGTCCAGCCAGCGGTGACCATGTACTGCTCGTAGGTCACACCAGCAGCCTTCGCGGTCATCGTCATAGCGCCGGTGGCAGGGGCCGAGGGTGCGGGCGCAGAGGGGGTGCCTGCTGTCGCGCCGTCCACGCCTTGAAACATCTGATCGACAGACGGCTTGTTGTCGAGTCGGCCCATGGGCGGTGTCTCTTGTGTAATCATCACACCGTTTAAGAACCCCCCAATGCCACCGCTACCGTTGGTGTACCCTACGATGTTGAGGTTGGCGTAGCAGACCATGCCACTGTAAACTTCTGCTTGGTCCATCACTGGGTTGCGATTAGAGTCGACAACAGCGGGCTTGTCATTCGCTTTCGCGGTGAAGCTCAGTGCGTACCAACCAGAGAAGCGTGGGTCGTAGTAGTCTTTGCCTGCGTACTTAGTGTCGTAGGGTACAAAGCACTCGTTGTTTCCGCTGTATCCAGACGGGAACGTGTCCGCCTTGGCGCAGTTAACCTCTGCCTGTATCGTAGCAACTTGCGGGTCTGTCGCTGGCATAAGCAAGACGGCGCTGTACTTTGCTTCGGATGCACCCTTGGCGATCTTCGGAGTAAATAACGACGGGAAAGAGATGATACCTTTATATACTGACATATTTGTCACCTGAGTTATGGGTTATAAAAAACTTATTGGAGCGGGCGTATCGCCTACACCCTCGAATAAATCTGTAGCAGATTGTAGCACATCAGTGGCAGAGTGTGCAACCTTTGTTAGTGCCATTTTACCGGCGACCTGCGCGATGAGATCTTTCTCGAGTGTCTTTTTCTGGCCAGCGGTTAGCTTAGTACACTTTAGAGCCTGCGCTGGCGATACCAATTTGCGAGGGAAGATGTCACGCTCGGTAAACTTGCGGCCCTTTAACTTCTTAATTATCTCCTCTTCGGGCAGCGCCCAGACGTTTGTCTTATTCCCCTCCCGCATGGCGTAGCCACTGACCTGCTGGCCCTTGTTGATGCGGTCCTCGATCTCCTTCTCGCACGCCGTAAATGCAGCCATCAGTCCTGCCTTGGCGCTGGCAAACTCAGAGAGCTGTGCACTAGTGAGCGTCTTAGGGTCCGCTATGACCTTGGTCGCTACCTCGAACATCGGTGCGTCTGACTTAATTATCTCGTTACTCATACTCGTCACCTGCTTAATTGATTTTTCAGTGGAGGCGATGCAGTGCCCCCCTCTTTTGGGGTTAGCCTTACACCACTGGCAGTGCTTGCCGGAAGTGACTGGCGCGTGCGGGTCGTCCGTCTTGTAGGCAGCCACACCGAGTACGTCTAGTTGGCGCAGTAGGCTGTCTACCGTTAGCTTGTCGTCAGGCACCGTGCTGCACTGGTAACGCACGGACTGGCCTGTCTTTGGCTGCACGATTGTCATGCGTACACCCCCGATGAGGTGCGGACTGACTGTGGTGCCGTTGAACGCGTGGTGATACACCTGCCCCCCTAAGTAGCTCTGCAACTGCGAGTTATTCTTAGCTCCTACCCATCCTCGGCCATCTTTGTAGTCGATGACTTCTAGAAAGTAGACCTCTTGGCCTATCATATTCGCGCACGTGATTGTTACGTCACACGTGCCCCACCAGTCGTCGCGTCCGTACATGCTCCCGACGTTGGAGATGGATTCCGCCTCCACGGTTATGGATGAGATCGGGAACTGAGCCCTCAGCTCCCGCGTCCGCCTAGTGATGTAGTCGAGACACTCCTGTACCCGACGACACCGTTCGAGGTCCACGAGCCAACCATTGCGGTTATCCGCGTGGTTAACTCCTATGATCGTGCGGTCGTAGTGAATCGCAGACACCTCGTTGACGAGGCATAGCTCCAACAACAAGTGAGAGCCCGTGCCATCTATGGCCGCAGCCCCCGCCGTATCTTCGTAGCCTGACTCTTCTCGGACAGAGCCGGCGCAGTGAGGCCAGCGGTGGTTGGAGGGACCTAGTCGTGCGTGTGCGCTCACAGTGCCTTCACGGTATCAATGAGTGACTGGTACTGCTCGACCGGGAGTTGGGTTATTGAAGTCACATTAAAGTCTTTCAAAACCGCAATTACCGCGTCGGGTCCGCCCAGTCTGGCAACCTCTGCTAACAGAATCTCGTTGACATCTTCGGGCGTGAGGTTAGCAGCAGGGACAGCACCCACAGCAGTGGTGGCCGGTGCAGCAGGCGGTGATGGCACGTGTGAAGGGGCGCTCGCAGGAGTCGCAGGCGGTGTTGGCACTGCGGGGTTGGCAGCAGCCGGCTTTTTTGCAGAGTCGCTCGGTGCCTCTGCGGTAGCAACCATTACTTTTACAAGATCTTCTAGCGCCGTAGCGATCCTGCCTAGCTCATTTTCCAGTGACATATACTTCTCCAAATAGTTGTTGTTGTTCAGGTTTAAGGGTGATAGTTACTCGACCTTCCGCAAAGGCATCCATGAGATCGCGGGTAAAGTCTTGGTGATCGTTGTTGGTCAGTTCCCTGACCTTGCGCCGGTAGGCTTTAAACTTCACGGCGTTAACTCGCAACCGCAAGTCATCATCTAATAGTTCACGTGGCATTTGTAAATCCTCAGTTAAGAAGTCGCAGTATGGGGCAGCAAGTAGCGGGTGTCAACCCTATTGTGTGACAATGTGTAACGTGTTAAGGTGCTGCTTTACCTACTAATGTAGAGAGTATATTGTGCCAAAACCTACGCAAGACGAAATAGACACCACCGTGAAATTCCTAGAGTACGTTGTCGCCGACATGGAAGAGCACGAGCCGCACGCGCTCAAAGCCATCGAGCTGCTTAAAGAAGTGATCCAGCAGATGCCCTCCGCAGGCGAGCTTAACTAGGGGTTAGTAGACGCTAACACTCTTTAGCTGTTTTAATACCACTCGCGGCTCACTGTGTTTTGATCGCCACAGGACAGCTTTAGACCTGAGTTGCCGCAAGTTTTACAAGGTCACACTAACATGGTCACATTATGCAAGTAACAAATCAACAATTTATCGACGCCATCTTCGGCGTAGACGCACCGTGGTGCCACGTAACGGACTTCCCCTATGACCCCAATAACATACCGAAAGACAAGCATCTGTCTGCGTGGATGGGCGACTACTACAGTCGCTATCGCATGGCCAGTGGCACCAACCAGTATTTTACCATCAGCACGTTTAGCCCAGATGAGAAGGGCACAGCGCGACGCCGCAAGGCCCTATACCGACAGACATACTGTGTGGTGCTTGATGATGTACGGGAAAAATTATCGGAGTCAGCTGCCCGCAAGCTGCCTACCCCCAGCTGGATCTTAGAGACCTCGGTCGGCAGTGAGCAGTGGGGCTTTATACTCGACACGCCCTGCACCTCCAGACACATGATCGACAATCTTATCGATGGCTTTATCGAGAGTGATCTGTGCCCACAGAACAAAGACTCAGGCATGGCTGCAGTCACGCGCTACGTGCGCCTGCCCGAGGGCTCAAACAACAAAGGCTCTAAGCTGGTCGACGGGCAGCCGTTCAAGTGTGTGATGAAATCATGGAGCCCGTTTAACACCACCACCATGGAGCAGCTGGCGGAGCCCTTCGGCATTAACATCAACAAGGAGCGACGCGAGCAGCGGATCGATGGTGCCGCTGTTGTCAGTGATCATCCTATCCTAAACATCCCAGACATTATCCAGATCAAAGAGGAACGCAGCGATGGACGCTATGATATTACTTGCCCTTGGGTCGATGAGCACACGGGTGCAGACGACTCTGGCAGTGCAATCTTTACGAACGGCGACGGCTCTATGGGATTCGCATGCCATCACGGTAATTGTGCGGAGAAAAATATCGGAGACGTCCTTGGATATGTTGATGCTCAAAAGGCCGGTTTTGTTCATGGCCTGAAGATCTGGAAGATGGGCAGAGAACTTGATGCTCTCTTGCCCGCTCAGGCTCCTGCCGCGCCGGTGGTGCCTCTGTCGTTTATGGAGCCTCCGGCAGCTCCGGTGGTGCCTCTATCGTTTTTAGAGCCGTTTGCGTCGTCGCCGGTGATTACCCCCATGGCCGGGCCTCCGACCAGCTTGCAGGATGCCTACCACCTAGTCATTACCTCGGTGCCTAACAGCGAGGCAGCGCTCGAGTATACCTCCGGCTTCCTTAAGATCGTCGACAGTCTGCCAAAAATACAGCAGAAGGACTGGCACAAGACTATCTGCAGCCACAAAAACTGGACGCAGGCCGACTTCAAAGGGATTATGAAGGAGCTCAGGAACGAGTGGTACAAAGACAAGGGCGCTAGCCTGACTTACTACAACGACCTCATCTATGTCGGTGAGATCACGCTGTTCTACAACTGGCGCAAAAAGATATTCTATACTACCGCAGGCTACCAGAACAACTACTCAGAGATCGAGCCCGACGCACTTAAGCAAGCACTTGAACACGGCAAAGTTAAGAAGGTTGACAAGCTTGACTACGCCCCTAAAGAAAGTAAAACCTACATACAGGACAACTGCCTCGTGGGCAACCTCTGGTCCGAGCACCTGCAGCCTGACGGCGTGGCTGGCCCGGTCGAGAAGTGGCTAAACCACTTTGATGTGATGGAGATGTCCGAGCACAAGAAGCACGTGCTGCAGTGGATGGCTTATACGCTGCGCCACCCTGATGTGAAGATTAACCACGCGCTGCTTTTTGGGGGCGAAGAGGGCATCGGTAAAGACTACCTACTCTTCCCGCTAGTAGCTGCGATGGAAGGCAACGTCGAGGTCATTGATGGCACTCAGCTGCCCGACACCTTTAACACCTACCTGCTGGGCACCAAGTATCTACACATAAACGAGATCGAGATGGGTGACCACGCCAAGTCTCTGGACGTAGCTACTCGGCTCAAGCGCTTGTGCAGTGATCCACCTACGACGCTGTCGATAAATGAGAAGAACATCAAGAACTATCAGGTCCGCAACATCGTCAACATCACGATGACGACCAACAGCCCCAGCCCTATTAAGCTGCAGGGCGTGTCGCGCAGGCTCTACCCCATGTGGTCCCCCATCTCTATGCGTGGCGACAACTACGAGATGCTGCCTGAGTGGAAGCTCTACTGGGCAGATAAGTGGGGGTGGATGAAGGACCAGAATGGTGTGCTCGCGTGCATCGACTACCTTATGACGCTAGATCTGTCTGACTTTAGGCCGAAGGAAGCGCCACCGGTTACTGACTTTCTACGTGACATGGTCGACGACGGTAAGTCGGACGCGCACCGTGCTCTCGAGCGCTGCCTAGAATCTAGGCTTGGCGTATTTCAGTACGACGTGCTGACGGCAGAAGACATGGCGGAGGGCATACGCACCGCGATTGTATCTGGCAGTGTGTCTGGTGACATGAGGTTTGTGACTGCAGTCAGCATCGGCAAAGTCCTGCGTGCTATGAACCGGTTCACGCACATCCGAACTAAGAATGAGAGGCTGTGGGCCATTCGTAGCCCCAGCATATACCGCTCCATGCCTACCCGCGACTTGTCTGCCAAGTACCACGCAGACATAAAAGATTTCAAGACACAGAGTCTGTTTCAGGTGGTGAAATAGATACCCATAAAAAAGGCCCCGTATTAGGGGGCCATGTGTCGGGTAAATCCGCTGAACAAACAGCTATGTCAGTCTACACTACCTTTGCTATTTAGCAAGTTGCGTCTCTTCTTTTTATCCGAGCGACGTCGGTCTAGCCACTGTTGCGCGTCTTCTCTCTCCGCAAACTCACACACGATGTTACCCGCGAGCGCACACAGCGCGATGAAATCGTCGTCAGGATGTATGTTAGAGTCACGCGTTACAAACAGCATGTCATCGCCCCCATTCTTTGCTTGGTTTAGCGCCTTTATTTCTGGCACTTTTTTAAGCAGTGTATGGATCCTCTTCTTTAGCGTTAACAAAGGGAGTTTTGTCATCTCATTCTGATCAAACTCGAACGACACCCCTACTACGTCATCGAACTTCTGTATGCAAACCGACAAGTTGTCGGGCACCACATACGGTGACTGTTTAACTAGCCACTTGGCCAGTGCCGATGTAAAGTCTGAGCGGAATGCCCAGACCGTGCGATTAAATCTTTCATGTGTCATGTATCATCCTCCCCTGTCGTCGTTGGCATTCTGCGGGACTGCACTCGGTCCACACTACTTCGTCATCGAACTCGATGTCGTTACTCTCAATGGCTGAGGCTAGCGCGTACGCCCCAACGACAATAATGGCAAATACTAAATTTTTCATTTTGTTGCGCCCTTAAAGTAAATTAGTGATTAGACTTTTCCTCGAAGATGATAATGCCTGCGATGTAGTTGATGGCACCTAACAGCTCGGCGGTGCGCCGTTCCTGCTCACTCATGCGACCGGCCTCTTGGATCTTCTTGATCGCCTGATACCGCATGCCGTCACTGCTGCCGATGAGCTTGCTAATGGTCTGCATCGGTTGCTCCTCGAAGGGCTGGCCCTGCGCGTGGCGCTCCTTGCCTTTGCCAACAGCAGCTTGGGCATACGCACGGTCGAGCACGTCCTTGAGGGAGCTGTAGTTGTAGGCCAGCTCGCGGTCCTCCGTGCCGCCCCTGAGTTCTCGCAGCCCCCTGAGTTTCTCTGCGGTCTGCATCAGATCCAGCTTCTCCTCGGTTGGCTCCTCTTCGTCGAGTGGCTCCTTGTTCGCGGCTGCCATGGAACGCAGGAACTCTTCAGAAGGCTCTTTCTCATTCGGGAACGCAGTGGCCTTTACCGCGTCTGCTTCTAGGTCAATGGTCTGACCCTCGGCTGCCAGTACGCTCTGCCACCGGTGGTACTGGCCCTCTGGGCGCATTATCTTTTTATCACTCATCGTTAGCGACCTCCAGCGTTGCTGCGTAAGCGCGGACCTGCTGCTCGTGCTCAGGCTTAACGTACAGATTGCGGATCTCCTTACGACCCGCTTCGGCCCTGCGCTGTCGCAGTCTACGTGACGCCTCTGCGCGTGCTTTGCGCTGCTCCTCTTGCTTGTGTGCGGCTTCTAGCCCACTCTTTTTCATCGGTCTTCTCCTAGTCGTTCCAGTGTTTAGTTGACACGCTGGCTTGGTCGCCGTGCGCGTGGTGTTCTTCTTTGACACACTTAGCGATCTTCTCAAGGTGTCGTTCGATATTTTTAAGGGTCAATAATAACTCCTTAAAATAGTTTTTCACTCTGCTTCTCCCTCTTGGGTGTAAAAGCCACTCATGCCGTATCGCTTGATGACTTGACTAAAATATACAGACAGATACTTCTCGCCGTCCACGCTGCTTGTGACGTTATAGTTCCCGCCCACTGTGCGCTCGACCTTGCTGTGAAGCGACCGCCAGTAGACCGTGTCGCCCCCTTTGATCGCGTCTTTGATCTCCTGCTCACTTCGTAGGAATGTGATCAATACTCTCCCTCCACTTGCTCATGGGTGTAGCCTGTGCAGTCGGGGCACCGGCTATCGGGAGCTAACTACGCGGTAAGCTTGTCACACTGATAGCACCGGTACTTGACAAGCCCAGCAGTGGGTTTGATGTCGACGCAGTACGTCTCATCGTCGACGCAGCAAATCAAGCTGAACTCGCCGTCTTTGCTCATCTCAACCCTACAGCCTGCATCAAAAAGTCGGTTTTGGATACGCACATTCTGGTTAGCCTGCTCCACGGGCATGCCTTGCGGCCCTCCGTGCTTAACACAATTGTCTACGTAAGTCTGCGCTAATTTATCGAAGTTGTTCATGGTGTCACCGTTAGGTTGCGCCCCTTGCGGGGCGGGGTTTAGTTGTCGAACAGGAGTTCTTCGAGGGTGTTGATGAGGTGGTTCTGCTGCTCCGACTCGTTAGCCAGCAGGCGCGGCCCATCGCACAACAGCTCATGCAGGCTCACTGTACTGCGGTTGGTGGGTTTGCCATCCTTTTCGGCCTCCGATGCCTCGGGCCGTATGCGATGCAGCAACACCTGCAGTCGGTCGGTCACTTGCTCTTGCTCGCGTATGGCGAAGTACAGCGCGTTGGGTTTGTCTAAGCGTTGAGCTTCTGAATTTCCTGCTTTTAGTTCTGACATATAGTTCTCTCTGTTATAGGGTTAATTGTTACGCGTACCTTACAGGCATTACGCGCAGGATTCAAGCACCTCGATAAAGATATCTGCTATCTCGGGCACTTGGTCATCGCGGCAGCAGTTTAGCAATGAGGTCATGCTACGAGTATCGTCATACCCCGCGTCTCTGGCATTATCTAAGAGTATATCCTCGACGTTGTTGGTGTCGGCTCCCAACTTGATCGCGTTGAGCACTCGCTCGGTCCATAAGACGGCGAGGTGGGTGGGGAGCGACTCGAACAGGTCGTCTACTATAGTCCAGACTTCTTCGTGTATACCGAGCAGGCTCTCCAAGTCTTTGTGGTAGCCTACAAGGGCCTCGCCTGTGGAGGGGAAGTCATACATCTTGCTCAGGTCTTGCACGATGCAGCCTATCGAGCAGGCCCTGAAATTGTCCATCTCGTCTACGAGGTAGTAGGTGCCCTTGCGATACTCGTCGTTGATGCGGTGCTGCGCTGCACGTGAGATCAGGGTGGCGCGTAGGACGGGGTTATTCTTAAATGCTTTCATTATATCTGCCTCTAAAGTGGATGGTCTGATTCATTGAAACTTTGCTGGTGACGTGGTAGCCGCCACACTTCTTGCACCTGTAGCACTTTAGCTTGTGCTGCAGCCCTCGGTGCCTGCGGATGGCGGCTTTCGCCACCTTCGCAGAGCAGTGATAAACTTTATCGCAGCTCATTAGAACCCCCACTTGTCTGCACAGATAGGGCCTATGCCTCTTTCAATGCTCTTGGGGTCCGTGAGTTCTCTGCCGCAGCAGCTGCAGTTGCCTGTGTCTATGCCGTGCGCGATCGCTCGGCCTTTGGGGTCCTTAGCTAGCTCTTGGAGCTGTGCAGCAAGATCTGCGGGAGCGTTGCGGGTAGCACGCAGCTGGCCAAGCGGTGTGATCTTGCCCACATAATCGTCATTACACTTGGCGTAGATGCAGCCGGCGTTGCTACCGGTCGACGGCGCTAGGCTGAGAGTGATGCCGCCTGCTCGCAGGCTTTTGCGCTTGCCCGTTACTGAGCTGAATAGCTCTACGATTTTGCCGAGGTCTATGACCGCAGGCGCTTCACGCTTGACGTTGGCTGCTAGGTGCTTATCGTGCATGCGCTCTACTGCAGCAAACTGGCCTGCGGTTAAGCTACCCCACTTTACGACCGCTTGGAGCATGGCCTTCGCAAATGTATTCCACTCGCAGACCGAGTTAAGGTAAGCGCCCAGCGCGGGGTTGCCCTCCATAAACGAGGTCATGTTAGCGAAGCGCTTCTCTTGTGCGCGATTGTCACGCCCAGCCTTAGCCTTGGCGCGGTCTTGGGTGGATGTAAGAAAGTGACCGCGACCGGCACAGGTGAAGCACTTGGTCTCTGTCTGCTTGCTGCGGTGTCCTAGGTATTGACCGGTGCCGCGACACGCTACACACGGGTACTGAGTTTTTTGCGAGTGCTCGGTTGGCGCGGTGCATTGCACTGAGCTCAAGTCATCGTCTAAGTCGCTAAAGGTGAAAGTATTCATGTCGTGCTCCAGATGGTTAAAAGTAAATGTTACGCGTAGCTTAAAGCAAGTTACGCGTAGTGTCAAGCTTTTATTTTTTCTTGTAACTCGGGTTGTCCGTAAGCAGAGCGCCGGAACGGACTAACTTGCCTACGTAACAGCGGGCCAGCTCGGTAGATATTCGGGCGTCGCCTACAAAAAATACTGCGGCTCTGTCCTGTACAACTCCGTAGGGCATGCCGCCCTTCTCTAACAGCTGCCTGCAGAGATTCTCCACATCACCCAGTTTAGACGCGGGGTCGTGTACCGCGTGAGGGGTACGAGGGCCGTACAGCATGACGTGTTTTGGGATTCTTACGTAGTTGCGACCAGGTTTCAGTTCACGCGAGGGTGTGTCTGCGAACAGACTCTTCTGTAGAGCGTGGAGGGGGGCTCTCTCGAGACAGTATTTAGTTTCAGTTTCCACCGTTAATGCGCGGGTGTCTTTGAGCGCGTGCATCAGCGTGGAATACATATCTTTAGTTATTTCGATCTTCATGTCGTGCTCCTGATAGAGTGGCGCGGTATTGCTCCACTCGGTTAGTTATTTTTATGGCATTAAGCGTGAGCTGATGATGCGATCCAGCTCGACGTATTCGTCTTGTGATATCTCGCCAGCTTTCTCTAAGGTGCTCAGTATGCGAGTCAACATGGCCCCGTCGTTGCTGACTCGCAACCGGCGCAGGTTTAAGAAGAAGCGAGCGGTCTCCGGCTGCTGTTGTGCTACGCGGCGCAGAGTGAAGTGGTCCTGCCAATACTCAGGAGTAAGCAGCCCATCGACATCGGGCAGAGTGACATTTAGCACCCGCGCTACGTTTGCGACGATGCCGTTCGAGCTCTTAGGGTCCATGCCGCACACGTCTACATAGGTCTCAACGATAGACTCTACGTCCGCGACGTTGGGGTGGGTGCCTGCTACGTGGTTCGCTAGCCAGAGGCTAAGGCCAAACTGGTCGATGTGGCTGCGCTTGAAGCTGGCGAGATCTTCGTAGATCAAGACCGTCATCGGGCTCATGTGTGCAAATTTTTCTGCGATAAATATGTCGAAAGTTTTCATGTCGTGCTCCAGATGGGGTGGGTTGGCCCCGCAGGGCCGGTTGATTAAGACTCTATCATGCGCTTGGCAGCTGACATTAGCACCTGCAGCTCTTGTGTCTTTTTGAAGAGCTCGTCGTGCAGCTGAATGGCTTCGGTAATGTCTTGCACCCTGATGTGTCCTCGCGGGTGAAACTCTGCGAGATATGTGGGGTTTCTTACATCGGCTAGATACACGTTATCATCAGTGTACATGCACGAGCATTCATCGATCATGTAGTTGATATCGCATGCCAGCATCACCGAACCGCGCACTTCAAAGCGGGCACGCAGGCCTGCGGGCTTTTTGACGCTGTTGAGGATCGCGTCAAGTTTCTTCTTGTCTTTGGCAAAAAACGAGATGCCGTCATTCTTAAGGGTGTAGCCCGTGGCAAGCTGGGCGATCAGTAGCGGGGCTACTTGGTTGAGGTAATCAGCGCGGGCGTTGACGGCTGTGACTTGGTTCAGGATACGTTGGTCTTTGGTCATGTGATTTACTCGATTAAGTTAAGTGAGATTGAAGCTTACAGAGGAGTTACGCGTAATGCAACCCCCTGCGCGTAATTATTTTATTGGTTAGCTAATTCTCCTGACAGTAGGGTCTCCCATATCGTGACTAAGCTGCCGTTGTGCAGTTTTTTACACTCGATGCCAGACTCTATCTCATAGCAAGCTTTGCCGCATATGGTGTTGATCCTTTTACTGCGACGGAAAGATAGATTCTGGGCTTTAGCTAGCGCTCGGCATTCTTTGATAATTTCGTTGTAATTCATATTATGTACTCGATTAAGTTAAGTGAGATTGAAGCTTACAGGGGAATTACGCGTAATGCAACCCCTTGCGCGTAATTAAGTGTAAACTTCGCAATCTGTTGCGTATACCACGCCGCACACGGGGGCCAGCACCTTGCAGCTGTCTTTGCAGTAAAACTGCTCAGTGCCCTCGAAGCGGATGTACTTGCTACACTCTGACGCAACTACAAACTGCTCTTGGTAGTTTCGCATGCCGTCATTGCAGTCACCGAGTATTGTGCAGGTCCCGCCGGCGGTCGTGAGGGGTAGTCTGTCAATCTTGCGGTTTATTGCTGAGATCTTGCGCTCGGCTGCAGTAGT